CTAACTTACGATGACTTTAGCGAGTTCTTCAGCTACAGACTTTTGCATGTCAGGTATGACGTGACTATACGTATTAAGGGTTGTCTGTATATCCGTGTGTCCTAACCTATCCGCAATTAATTTTACGTTTACATTCCGTTGTATAAGAATTGTTGCATGAGTATGCCTCAGGTCATGGAATCGGATAGAAGGGAGACCAAGTTTGTCCGATAAATGATGAAACGTAATACGTAAATTACGTGGAAGAACTGGTTTACCTTCCTGGGTACATACGACCAAATCGAAATCTTGATATTTAGCCCCAGCAAGTAATCGCTCAAGCTCGATCCTGTGTTTACGCTCTTTCAACTCATCAATTAGGTTAGGCGGAACATGAATAGATCGAATACTTGAAGCGTTTTTAGCACCTATTTTAATCTTAGCAGTCCGAGTTACGGTTTGGCGTACGTAAATAATGCCGTTTTCGAAATCGATATCTTGCCAACGTAGTCCTAATATTTCGCCTTGACGCATGCCGGTTTGGAGAGCAATTGAAAAAGCGATAAAATGACGCGTTAAAGAATTAAGTTTTTTAGACTCTTGTAAAAAGAAATTTACTTCTTAGACTGTCCACACTTTAATCTCTTTTTTAGGTAACTTTGGAAGAGTAATTCCTATCGTTGGATTCTCTTTAATCAGTTTGAATGTTTTCGCTTTTTTCAATGAAGCACTTACAATACGAAACACTAAATGTACCGTGTAATTTGAATAACGCTTTTCTGATACGAGAGTATTTACGAAGTTTTGTAGTAATATGGGCGTCATTTGCTGTAATTCTAAATGCCCTAACCGCGGTTGTATTATATTCTTGTAATAACCGAAGTTCATTTCGTAAGTTGACTCTTGTATACTAAACTTTCTTTCTTCAAACCATTGGTTCATATAGGTTTCATATGTCATTTTTGATGTGCTAATAAATTCATTATTTAAAACTTCCGCTTTTAGTTTTATCATCTCTTCTTCCGCTTCACGTTTTGAAGAAAATCCCCTACGCCTAATTTGCCTTCGCTTACCAGTCAAAGAATCATTCGAAATGTTAAAAACGAAATCCCACTTACCAGTTTGCTTATTTTGTTTAATACTACCATTCATAATCTTATGACCTCCATTTGTAAGTCACAAGATGCAGTATTTATCGTTTATATGTAAATTTTACCGCTAAGGTCACTAAATGTATAGGGGTGGAAAAAGTAGAAAAACGTAAATTTATTATTTTTTTCTAAAAAAGTGCGCGAGGTTCCAAAGTGATGCGTCAAACGATTTGTAAGGAGTTCACAAGGCATTACACGGAGGTGGAAACAGGTGAGCGGAATGACTGAAAATAGCAACTTAGTATCAATCGAAGCCGAAACAGAATATTCAATTACGAGTGGAAAGCGAGAAACACGCATCTTTCTAAAAATGTATGTCGACGCAGTACATTCCGGTTTAATAGCGGACTTAGGTCCAGAAAGATGGACAACCCTTTGCGTCCTAGCGTCATTCATGGACGAAGATGGCGAATGTTACCCAACGCAAGACATGATTGCTAAACGACTCAATATAAGCCGTGAGAGCGCCAATAGACGCATCAAAAAGCTATGCGATTATCGATGGGATGGAAAGCCATTAGTCGTTAAGGAAAGACGTAGACACGAGCGTACGCAACAATGGGAGAATACGGTTTATACGATTCTACCGATTAGCCAGCTGGCGATATTCGGAAATGAGCCGGAAGCTATTAGTCCATGTGACGCGTAACCACATATGGCGACTTCCACACATGGTTGTAGTTCACACTAACAAGAACTAACTCTTAACAAGAACTAACTCTTAACAAGAACTATCTTTTAACAAGAAAAAGATTAAGAGACCAAACCTTGAAGTCTATTTCTAACGAAATATCCTTCCATCATTAGTATATTCGGCGGTAATTACTTATATAAAAGAACTCCGCTAATAGATGATTGGATACGATGAACGAAGTGAAATCGTCAGGTTTTAAAAGTAGTAACGATTTATATAAATAAAACGAATTAATACACGGAGGTGTTTACGATGAGAGACGTAACGAAACGATTACAACGCATCTTAACGGAACTAGAATCACTAGAGTCCGATATGCAACAAACGAATCAACGTAAGTCACAAACAGATTTAGCGCAGCAAGCTATCTTACACACTATCGAAATTGAGGCGTTTACTACAGCACGTGGCAATCACTTGTCGAAAGAACTGAAACGTATTCGTAAAGAACGACGTAAGGCAAAGGATGATCAAGCGGTATTACAGTCGGTTATGCACACGTTAAAAGGCGTTAAATAGAAAGTCGAGTGCAGTATCGGTAGTGTAACCGGAGTAATTGAACGTCAACAAGAACGACAGGTAACAAAAGGCTACTAACGTAAATTTTACGCTCAAATACGCAGACAAGAATCTAGGAACCTACGGATGTATATAACAAGGATTGTTAGCGGTAGGATTGGCGGTAAGTAACGAAGGTATAAGGTAGCGGTCAGAAAAAAAGACCTAAGAATATAGGTCAAAAGAAAAGGTGTAGCCATATATTAACATTTTTGTCGGTTGAAGACTATATGTATCGTATTGAGAAAATTCATAACGACATATGTCGAAAACGTAGAAAAAAGAACCCCTGTAGCGACAGAGATTCAAAAGGGATGGAGTAAATGTGTCTTTTGGGAAGACGTCTCGAGTAATGTCCGCTCGATAATTAAATGATAACACGAATTTTTCGAAATTATTAGCGGTAAATGTACCCAACAGAGGTAGGTAAAGGAGGCCGAATAAACAAACGAAATGCAATTAAACGATTTATTACTGAAAGAAATTTACATCGAGGCGCTAATCCGCCGTAACGTATTCAAAACAGAAGATGGACGGGATTTATGGCAGGCGTCTAACGAGGAATTACATGCACAATTATTTGACGAGGAGAGAACAGAATGAACAAGGTAATCTTAACGGAAAATGAGTTAATGATAGCGGCTAGTCGTTATGCAATAGAGCAAAAAGGTTTTCGATTATCGATGGACCATTACGTGCAAGTGAGCTTAAGAAAGGTAGATGGGGAATTTATCGCAATTATATCGAAGGGTGAACGAAAATGACCCGAATATCAACGAAAGATTTCCGCAACCTACCAATCGAAAAGTGGAACGTTACAACATTCCGTGAGTACTTAAAGCACGTACATGAGGAGCGTTATAAAATCCCTTACGTCACTCGTAGCTATGCGATGGAAGGTCGAATGCTCAAAGCGTTCATCGCCGAGCATAAACCGGAAGCAACAAAGCGATTCATTGACGTATGTTTTGCCGACTATAAGCCGATGCGGGAGTATCCCGGATTAAACTTTGCGTTTATGTATTCGTATATGCGATCTAGGTTGTTGCCGCAGATACTCGATGAGTTACGTAGGGAAGAAGCGAAGTTACAGAGACAAGCGGTACAACCGGAAGTTAGTACGGAAGAAATTATCGATTATTTATAAACGGAGGGAAAACGATGGCTAAGAGACTAACATTAGAACAAGTCGTAGCACTATTCGATTCTAAAGGCTACGATTTACTTGAAACGGAATATGTAAATGCGCGTACACCAATGCGTTGTAGATGTCGCAAGCATCCCGAGACTATTATCGAAGTTATGACAAATACTTTAAAGAGAGACTACGGTGGTTGTCGTAAGTGTAATCAAAAGCAGAATAATAGAACGATAGAGATTGTTCGTAAAGAATTTGCGGATAGAGGCTATACGTTACTAGGGACGACATATAAAAACAACCATACGAAAATGCGTTACACATGTCCGAATCATCCGAACGAGAAACCTTCGATTGCTTACATGCACTTTAAAAAAGGCTCAGGATGTCCGTCGTGTGGTCATGAAAAATCCTTAAGAGCGCTAGCGGAAGATAGAGAGGAATTTCCGAAACGTGAGTATATGAAAGATGAAAAGGAAGGCGCGCGTAGTAAAACATTCCACATCTTAGACGATCAGTGTTCCAGATGCCCGTTTAGCAACCTATCGAAGTTGAGCGACGTAGAAGTGAAATGCTATCAGCAGTGTCAATACGGATTAGAGCTTCGTAAATGTGGTGCTGTTCTAGCCGGTGAGGATGTCGATGCAGTAACGAAGTGTTACGAGGAGAAATTCGTTAAGGAGGCAACGGTATGATGCAATGCATTCTATCCGATCATTGTTCGCTATACAAAAGCGAATCATGTAACCGTCAGTGCACATCGTACATCGCACTACATGGCCATAACGGTAACGGAGGGCGTATGGCAGCGACCAACCTACCGAAAGAATACCGTCATTTAACGTTACTAAATTCACCTGTAAAGGATGCACAACCAAAAGTCTACAAATCTATCGAAGCGTATGTAACGACTTTCTCACGGCAATTTGAGGCGAGTGGTACAAAGGATGTAAAAGATAAAATCAAATCGATGTACTTGTTTTCCGAAGAGACTGGTACGGGGAAAACGACGACAGTAGCCGTAATTTTAAACGAATGGCTCATACGACATTACATCGGTAGTTTGCAGCGAAATAGGCAATCGTTGCAGATACCTGGATATTTTTTAGATGTGAACGAATGGCAAACGTTATTTAACGAATTTAATCGGTCAAACATACCGCGTGAAACCGCGGAGAAATCGGCGAAAGAATACTACCGACGCATGAGTAACGCAAAGACGGTACCTTTCGCGGTGCTGGACGATATTGGAGTACGTAGTGCAACCGAAGCTTTTCGAGGAGATTTACATGCGGTTATTAATCATCGAGTAACGAACGGATTACCTACGGTATACACTTCGAACATTCCTATCGACGAGTTGGAGAGCGTGTTTGATCGTAGGCTGTACGATAGAGTGCGAGATTTGTGCGTAGTGTTGCCGTTCGAGGGCGAATCGAAAAGGGGGATGCGGAGATGAGTAAAGGCACGCCATTTTGAATGTTTATTATAGCGTGCCAAGACTATTAAACTTCTAATAATTTGTTGATGTAGGATTGAGTATTAGAAAACCATCCTGGTGAAACCAAACCTTCTTGGATTGTATACTCTTGTAAATCTTTACTTTCAGACAAGTATATTTTCCAAATGTTTTGCTTTATTTTTGTTGATTTACCCCATAGTTGTTCCAGTGTTTGGACTGATGGTTCTAAAACAAAATAAAAGTCATCATTTCTTGTTTTTCCACCTTCTGATTCTTTGAATTTGTCTTTGAAAGTCAGAAGAACATACGGGATATAAAGAGAGGTTAGACCTTGTTGATACCAAAGTTTTTTATCATAAGCAATTTTTATTAATTCTCTGAACTCTGATACTGATAAGCCTTCAGCTAAAGTAGTGCATTTATTAAAAATATCAAAGGAATGGTTTTTTACGTATTCGATTATTTTTTCTCCATTCTCACTATCAATCTGAGAACCTAATGAATTAGAATAATCAACGCGATTCTTTTTAATTGTTGGACAAATTGAGTTGCTAGGGTGTCTAAAGTAGGCGCTTTTAACAAGGGACTGCTCAGCATCTACACGGATATCAACTTCACAGACTGGGCATATAATAGGCTCATCTTTATGCTTGGTTAAATAGGTTTTTAAGTTAACTTTTTTGTGAGAATTTTTTAATAGTGCAGTATATAAAGTCATGAATTTTCCCTCCTATGTCAATTATTATCTCTATAAATATTTTAAAACGTACATAAATTTCCGTAAAGGGAAAAATATTACAATGGCATAGGAGGTATGTATAGAAATGAATATTAGGAGGAAATGGAATGATCGCATACTCAACGAAGGAACAAGAAACGGTATTAAATTTCGACAACGAAACGAAGGAATGGAGCGCATATTCTTGCGTTCCTAAACACATTCGTAAATTAGTAGAATTGGTCGGAGAGGAAAACGTTACAGTTATCGAAAGTGACGATGATGGAAAGCCATTAGCAGTGAAATGTACGTTACAAGAGAAAAACGTAAGCATGAAACGATTGCGTACTTATAGCGAAGATCAAAAGCGTGAGATGGCAGAGAGAATGCGAGCAGTTAGGACTACAAACGTATAATTTAATGTATAATTAATACAATTTACTAGATATAGGAAAAGAGGAATGAGAGATGTTGAAATTACAAGGGAAATACAATGAAGCAAAGGTATTTACGAATAACGTTGAAGAAACAGCGGTAGGTCAAATCATTGATTTATGTAATCAGGAATTTGCAAAAGAGAGTAAAATCCGAATTATGCCTGATACACACGCCGGCGCTGGTTGTACTATTGGAACGACGATGACCATTCAAGATAAAATCGTACCTAACCTTGTTGGAGTAGATATAGGTTGTGGTATGGAAGTTGTTATAATTGATAAGAAAAAAGAGGAAATTAACTTTGATCAATTAGATGACACAATTCGTAAACATGTTCCAAGTGGTTTTAGTATTCGAGATAAGGAACATCCATTATCAAAGGTGATTGATTTTAAAGATGTAAGAGCACCGTTTACATTACAACGTGCTCAAAAGAGCATTGGTACTCTTGGTGGGGGAAATCATTTTATTGAGCTTAAGGAAGACGATAAAGGGAATGTGTACATTGTTATACATAGCGGTTCCCGTAACCTAGGTAAACAAGTAGCAGAGTACTATCAAAACTTCGCTTACGAACAACTACTAAGTGTTAAATCAATTAAAGACGAAATCATTGAGCGTTTAACGAAAGAAGGTAGACAACAAGAAATCCATGAAGCTTTACGCGGAATTAAGAAGCCTAAAATCCGTAAAGAATTAGCTTATTTAGAAGGTAAAGGATTCGATGATTATATGAATGACATGAAGATTGCTCAAAAGTATGCTGAGTTAAATCGTAAAGCTATGATTGATGAAATTGTAACGAGAATGGATTGGGAAGTAACTGATCAATTTACAACAATTCATAACTACATAGACATGGATAATATGATTCTACGAAAAGGCGCTATTTCAGCACAACAAGGTGAGCGAGTAATTATTCCAATTAATATGAGGGATGGGTCAATTATAGCATTCGGTAAAGGTAATTCAGATTGGAACTTTTCTGGTCCACATGGAGCTGGTCGAATCATGAGTCGCAAGAAAGCCAAAGAAATGATTAAATTAGAAGATTTCCAGAACACAATGACTAACGTTTGGACGACTTCAGTTGATAAAAGCACATTAGATGAAGCGCCAATGGTATACAAACCGATGGATGAGATTGTAGAAAATACGAAAGGCACAATTGATATTAAGCATATTATCAAACCAATCTACAACTTTAAAGCTAATTAA